TTTTTTCAGGTGATCGTCGGCCCATTTGGCGATGATGACAGGCATCAGTTCGCTCCATCGATCGGTATTCGGAACTTCTGGCTATCCTGAAGATAGAATGCTTCGCCATCGAAATGACCGATGACGAGAGGCCGCAACGCATCTTGGATTTCGGCTTGCTGATCCGCTGGCACGGCCGAAAGGTCCGGTAACGCGGCGGCCATGCTGGACGCATGAGCAGCGTTCACCCGTTCAATGGCGTCTGCAATACACCCTCGGTCGACCTGACAACGATAGCCGCCGGCAAGAGTGAAAGCGGCGTCGAGCAAGGCGGCCATGTTTCGGCTGCGATACTGCTCCAGAGTGGTCAGCACATGGCGCATATCTTCTTCCGTCATCTCAACCATCAGTTCGCCCCATCGCTGTAGGCGCCGCTCGAGAGCTCGTTGAGACGCGCGGACAGTTGCCGATCAACCGCGGCCGCTATCCGTTCCTCCGACTGGCCGGGCGCGGCCTGCACATGGATTGTGATGCCGCCGACATTCACGTTCGGCGCCTGGCGCGCTTGAGCCTGCGTCATGGGTGCTGCGGCGGCGGGGACGGTGACCGCCGAGGCGAGCGCGGCGTTGCGCGCCATGCGCGCGGTGGCGGCGGCGCTGTTCACAAAGGCGTTGCGGGCGAAGGTGACAATCTCCGGACCGCGCTCCCCGACGAGATACGGAAGCCCTGCGCGCACCGGGCCGCCCGCCGCTCGCGCGCCGGCAACGGCGGGACTGTCGCCGCCACCCAGGCCGACCATGTTCTTCACCCCGGACCATGCGGATGACGCCGCGCCGGTGATGCTGTTCTTGAGCCGGGATCCGATGTCTTTCACATAGTCGAGCACCGCCTGACCGCCGGCCTTGATGCCTTCCAGCAGTTGCGCCATGAGTTCACGGCCCGCCGCCGCCATGTCGGCTCCGAAGGCGACCACCCTGTCGATCATCTGGCGGAGATAGCCGGGAAGCTCGACCAGCGAAACGACCAGATCGCCGGCGAACTTGCCGGCGGCGAGGCCGGCCCTTGTCCATCCGCCGCCGAGCTCGTCGACAGGGCCGAGCAGGTTCGAAACCTTGTCCCACAGCCACTGGAAACCGTCGAGAACAGGCTGAATGGCCGGCATGACCGGTTCGATCGCGCGGGAGAATGCGCCCTTGAACGCCTCGAAAGCGGTGCTGATGCCGGTCCAGTTGCTGTAAATCCACGCTCCGGCCATGGCGATGCCGACCGCAATCGCGCCGATGCCGGTGCCGATCAGCGCCGCCTTCATGACCCGGAATGCCCCGGTGACCAGCCGAACGGGATTCAGAAGGCCCATGAGGCTTTGCCCCATGGCGCTGAAGGCGGCGCCGGGGCCGCCGATCGCGCCGGCGGCCGCGAAACCGACCAATGTAGTGCGCAAGCCAGCCAGCGCCATCTTGACCGGCGTGAACGCCGTGGCCGCCACGCGCCCGGCAGCGGACAGGCCGCGCAGGCCGCCGATGGCCGCGGTGATGACGCCGCCCTTCATCCACATGAACGCGAACTGCGCCCCGATGGCGGCGACGCGCAGCCCGACCAGGCCGGCCGTGGTGGCGACGATCGCACGCGTCAGCGCCGGATGTGCGTCGGCCCAATCCGCCATGCGGTTGACGATTGGAACCAGGTCGTTGGCCAGGCTGGTCAGGGCCGGCAGGAGCGCGCGGCCGATGGCCAGATTGAGGCCCTCCAAGGCGATATGCCAGCGCTGCGTCGCCAGCGCGCCGGTTTGCAGACGGCGCTCGTAATCCGCTTCAACCGTCCCTTGAGCGGCGAGCGCCTCGGCGCGGATGCGGCGATATTCCGCGAGGTTCTGGATCAGCGGGCGCAAGCCCTGCTGCACCTGGGCGTCGCTGAACAGATCGCCCAGGCGGCCGAGGTTTCCTTTCAGGGTGCGATTCGTGATCTCGGCGATCGCCTCGATCGGCGTCATGCCTTTCTTGGCTGCCTTCTTCATTTCCCGTTCGAGGTTGACGCCCATTTTCGCGAAGTTCTTCCGCGTCAGCGGCGCGTTGATCTTCTGCAGGATGTTCGACAGGTTCGTCGCGGCGCTGGCGCTGTCGCCCGTACCCTTGCGCACGATCTGGAGAGCGGCCGACAGGTCGGCGACGGCGGGCACGCCCTTCTGCCCGAGCGCCTGATAGCCGGCGCCGAGCTGCGGGAAATACTTCGCCATGTCCTTGAGTTCGAACGCGCCCGCCTTACCCGCCTGCGCCATCGCGTCGAGCGCGCGGCCGAATTCCAGCGCCGGGACCTTCAGGTTATCGAGAGCGGCATAGCCCGCCTGGGAAAGGTCGGCGATCTCGGCATTGTAGGCGGTGGCGGCGCGGCCGATCGGGTTGAGCAGTCCAAGCGCATCCTCGCGGCTGGCGCCCATGCCGGCGAGAATGTCCATGCCCTCGGAAATGGCCGCCGCCGTCTGTGTCGTATCGCGGGCGACGGCGCGCAGCTGGACGCCAAGCTTCGGAAGCTGGGACACCGGCGCATTGATCTTCTGACCGATGTCCTCGAGCTTGGTTTCGAACTCGGTGGCCGCGCGAACCGGCGCAGCGACGGCGCGGGCGAGGCCATAGGCCACGGCGCCCGCTTCGAGCATCCTGCCGCGCACCGCGGTCAGGCGAGCGTTGTTGCGCTGCTGAGCGGCAGTGAGCTTGCCGAGCGCCGCCGTCACCGCTCGCGAAGGCCCTGTGACGCGATCGAGCAGTTCGACGATCAGTTTCGAGGTCAATGTCGACATGATCTATTTTCCGGCCTCAGCCTTCAGGATGTTGTTGAGGGCGGCGGAATAGGCGGTGAAGCGGTCCATTTCCATATCCTCGATCTCGCCGACCGGGGTGTGGAGATGGCGCGCCAGCGCCGCCACCGCCTCTACTACGCTGCCGCGTCCGGCGCTTTCGCTATGGCCGCCGCCGCCGATTTTCCCATCAGCGGCGCCGTCGCTTCGCCGATGGCTTCGAAGTCGTCGATATCGAGTTCCGCGATAACGGGAATGGAAACGTCGGCCATGGACGCGAGGATGCCCATGGCTCGGCTGGCATCGCCTGTTCTGCCACCGATTTCAGCCGCGACCAGATCCTTCGCCTTCATCTTGCGGAAGGTGAGGCTGGCATAGGTCTTGTCGCCATAAGTGACGGGAATGGAAAGCTTCACAGTGATGGTCTTGGCATCGGACATGGCCCTTACTCCTTTGAGGGGGTTACATTGATGGTGATGTTGAAGACGGGACCTGCCGGGGCCGGCAAAGCGGGCGGCAAATCGAGAAACGCGTCGACGGGGACGGGATCGACGTTCGGAGGTGCGAGATCCTTGAGCATCCGGCCTACTACGGAGGGACGGGAGAGAAATTCGCCCATGGCGCTGCGGGGCAGTTGCATGGCGTTACCTCGCGGCTGGAGTGGCGTGAGGCCGCTCCCGGCACTGAACCGGGAGCGGCGAGGATGCTTGAGGGCACGGCAGAGGAACCGCGCAGGGTCTGCATCTGGGGAACCCACCCCCACCCATGGCCGTCGCCTGGCGCGCGATGTCTTCACAGCGGGCGGAACGCGCCAGGCGTTTGCGACCGGCCTTGCCGCTATGCCCTCCGCCCTCGGAATTCTTCAAAAGAGCCGCCATCACGCCTGCCCCAGGGAAAGGACGAGCAGATTGGAAAAGCGGTCGCCGATTGTCCGCACGTCGAACAGCGGTGCGCCGTCGCGCTCGATGGCGCGCACGCTGTCTTTCGTGCGGATCGGCGGCCCTGCATAGGTGGAACGGTCTATGATCAGCTCGGCCGTGCCGGTGGCAAGCCGAGTATTGAATCCAGGTCCCGGCTGTACGGCCACGTCGCCCGCGACATGGAGGATGGCGCGGATTTCGGTTTGCTGCCGGTCAGGATCTGACCGCCCGTCCCTGTCGAAGAACGATAGCCGCACCGTCTCGCCCCAGCGGCGAGCCTCGATGCCGTCTATCTTCCGCTCCAGATTGCGCCAATCGGCCATTGTCGTTTCCTGTGATGGCGGTTGCGCGTCGTGACGGGGAAAGGAAAACCCGGCGGGAGACGCGCCCGCGCTGGCCGGGACCCGCCGGCCGGCGCCCCGCAGCCCTGGCTACATGAACAGCCGTACGACCCCGGCGGCGGACGGGTTGGCGGCGACAGCCAGGGCGTGCCCGATCAGCGTGTTCGACCCCGAGCCATCGGCGGTCGTGCATTTCGAGCCGTCCCAGTAGATCTTGGCGCCGACAGTCCATGCCTGGGCGCTGGTTTTCGGGAGCGTGAACACGCCCTCGCAGATGATCTCGACGGGATCGCCGGACGCGGCGTCGTACTCGGCGATACCGAAGAGTGAACCGACAAGAACGCCGTCGCCGGATTTGACGGTGGCGGGCGCGAGTACGGACACGATGCGGCTGGGCTGGATGAAGTTCTTCATGTTCTTTATCCTTCTGGAAAAAAAGGGAGAAAGGTGTTGACGCGGCGGCCCTGAAGCCCGGCGAGTTCGCGATCGATGGCCGCGATCGCTTTTTCGATCTCGACCATGGTGCGGTATTCCACCTCGCGGCGGGTGCCGCCGGAGTGGAAGACGATCCGCAATTCGCCGGATGCGCGGGCGGCAACCAGTTCCGCCCGCTGCGCTTCAAGGTCCGCCTGCGTCGTCATGGTCAGGTCCCGGCGTTGAAATAGGCGCCCCGGAAGTCGATGACGCCGGTTGCGAAGTCGAGGCCGGCGGCGACCTTCACCGCCTGCGTATCGAAATCGCGCTCGGTGCGGACCTGCGGGCCTTCGCTGCCGGCGACGTAGCCGTAGACCACGACGGGAGCGGCCCCGGGCGCGGCGAACACATACCAGCGGTTATCCGTGATCTCCGCGTCGACGATCAGCTCTGCGAAGTTGGTCCAGACGTTCACGTCGCTCGACTTGGTGGCGACGATCGCGGCCAGTAGCTGGCGGGCGGCCACTTCCTGCGCCGGCCCGACCACGAGGAAGGCCGGCTGGAGGTTGAGCGCCAGCCCGTCGATCGACTTCTGGCCGCGCAGCGCCGCCACCGCGATCGCCACGTTGGTCGCGTCGAGCGCCGTGCCCGACGCCGCCTTGTTGCCGTGATCAGCGTGGAACAGCGCCTTGTTGTCGGAGAGGTTGCCGTTGGCGACGAGCGCGC